AACAGTTTATCAAACCTGACGCCAGTCTTGAGGCTCATGCCGTCTGCGTACTCAAGAAGCTCACGAACAGCTTCCGCAAACTCGTCCACTGTTGGCGCGCTCATCAGTCCTTCATGCTCCCGCCAGCTGCGACTTCCGTCATGAAGTCGCGCAGCCCCTGCTTATCAGTCCCGCTGATCTCTCGGGACTTTCCGGTCATGACGGCGGATCGACCGCCAGAGCGCCGCCGGTATTCGTATATCAGTTCGTCGCTGTCTTCTGCGGCGGCTAATGGAGCAACTTCGAACCATTCTGAGGTCTTGCCGAGAAGATAGTCTATCGCGTCATCAATCTGGCGCTCGCCCGCTCGGCCCTTATGGATGATGAAGATGTTTGCAATCTTCCGATCAGCCAAGTTGGCAAGGTTTATCGTGAAGCCGTAATCGCTCCATTCGTAGCTAATTTCTGGGTGAGCGAGCTTCTTTGCTTTCAGGTATTCAGCGTGCTTTTCCATCCCCGAAACCTACCTGAATCCACCTCCGTTTGCTAGCTCAGGCCGCCATCACCAGCACGATAAGTTCTTCTTCCTCACGGCGTCGCGCAGTCTCGATCTCGGCAGCCTGGATCGCCGCCTGTAGCTGGGCCTCACGCTGTAGAGCTACGAACGCATGTTCAGCAGCGAGCGCTGCCTCTATGGCCGCTACATCAACCGTCTCGACCGGCGCGCTCCCGCTCCTGCCGGCGGGCTTCTGCCGCATCAGCCAGACGCGCCATCTCGATGCGCTCGTTGGAGGCCATCTCATTGGCCTTGAGCTGGAGTTCCGCTTCCTTAAGCGAAAGCTCGCGGCCCTTCAGTTGTTGTTCCTGCGCCTGCAGTGTGAGTTCGCCAGCCTTGATTTGATTCTCGGCCTGCGCCTTCTGCACCTCGAACGGATCGGCCTGCTTTTGCGCTTCCGGCATCAGCAGCTTCTGCGCCTCGGCCATAGTCTTGGCGGCCGTCGCTTCCTTGCCCTTGACCTCGGCCTCGACAGCCCGGACCTGCATCGGATCAGGCGGCTGTTGCTGAACGACCGTCTTCAGCTTCTCGATCAGCACCCGCTTGCGTGACGACGGCAGCGGCGAGAGTTCAACCGAGAACTCCTGCAGGTGCGGCGGCATGTTCACCAGCGTCGGCAGCAGGGTCACGAAGTCGGTCCAGACTTCCTGCTCGATCGCCACAGTATCGGGCGCAGGCTGAATGATGATGTCGACGTCGATCTCTGCCGGCTTGTTCCGCATCTCGACCATCTGGCCCGTAGCCTGGTCGATCATCGGCTCATTGAGGCCTACGAACTTCGGAGCATCCTCGTTATCCGTGACCCGGATGAACTGAGGCGCCGTCCAGTATTTCTGTACCGTCGTCCAGGCGAGGTTGTAGCAGCGGGCGTCCAGCCACATCAGATCGTCCATGACAGCCCCGGGGGCGATCATGGCGGCTTGCTGCTGGGCCTGCCTGTCTCGGCCTGAGGTTGCGGCCCCACGACCAGACAGGCTCTCGTCCGGCCCCATCTTCTCCAGTTCGGCCGTCGCATGCTGAAGCAGCTGCATCTGGCCGGCGGACAAGTCCTGGTTCTGGACAATCTCCAGTTCCAGACCCGGCGTCTTGGTGATCCAGCCATCCGGCCTCGCCAACTGACGCTTGGACTTCTCGACGTCCTGAACCGCTCCCTCATCCGCCACAACCTGACGCATGGTCAGGAGGTGCAACGACTTGGAGCGGCGTTTGTTGACCTCGTCCTGCGGGTCGATCATGTCGCGGACGATGCCGTGACGGTTGTTGTCCCGGTCTACGTAGCAGGACGACCAGACGAAGTTATCGCACGGATCACCGTTGTCGTCTGCGAATGGGCTTGGGCCGCCATCCAGGATACCGCCCTGAACGAACTCGGCCCACATGACGTCGCCCATCTCCTTCCACCAGATCTGGACGATGCGGATACGCTTCCGGCTTGCATCGACCCACTGGCTCTTGGGCTTGTCGTCGTAGCTTTCCCCGGCTCGGGCGTTGTCGAACGTGGTGTTGATGACCTCCAGCGCCTTGGGATTGTCGCGGTACATATCCTCGGCGGTGGACTTGTCTTTCCACAGGACCAGACCGCGATAGAGGCAGTCCGAGAAGTCATGCTCTGCTGAGTGCGGGTCCCAGAACATCCGGTCCCACGGCGTCTTCTTCCACACCAGCCGCTTGTTCGGCTTCATGCCCACAGCGCGGGAAATCTTGTCCGGCCTGCCCTCGTCCTTCAATTGCAGCTGGACACCCGACCAGCCGACGACGATCAGGTCCTTCCAGACCCACTTGCGGACCTGCTGGTTGTACTTGGCCGAGTCGAACACATAGCGCAGCGTGTCGGTTGCAATCTCTGCACTGTCGGCATCTGCCGGCGTCCGCGGCCAGGCCTTGGGATCAGAGCGCTGCTTGACCTCGACACCCCGAAGCGTGTCGATCTTGCGGCGGATGAGGTTGATCACAACAGGCGGTTGCCCGCGCTGCTTCAGCTTCTCGATCTCTTCGTTCGTCAGCTGCTTGTTGTCGTAGTAATCCTGATCGCGCTCAGCCTTCTGGCGCGCGTCGCGGCTAGCTTCCTCGGATTCCTCGAACCAGCGCGCAAGACGGCGCAGCAGGGCTTCTTCCCCGCCTTCCTCCTTGCCGCGCAGTTCCGTGCTCTGGCCATAAGCCTCGGCCGGCTGCTTTTGACGCGTGAGAACAGCCAATTCAGTCCTGCCTTCTGGCTTTGATCCAGGTGGTCAGCATCTCGCGCAGATCCACCTTGTCGGCGTCAGTGACCAGAAACTTGACCTTGCGGAAGCGACCCTCGTCCGTGATGAAGCGGACAAGCACGTTGGTTGCCGAGAGCGCGCCGGTCTCAATCAGCTTGTCGACCTGCTGCTCGTTCATGCGGCTTTCCAATCTACGTCGTCGGAGTCGTCATCGTCTTTCGTGCCGGTCCAGGCGTCGCGGATCTTCTCTTTGACAGGCGGGGGCGCGACAGCAGGGTGCGCTTGGTCAATCACCGAGCCCATCTGCGTGCAGACGTCGACAGCATCGTCATACTTGCCGCCCGGGAAGCGGAGCAGCTGGTCCAGAACCCGATCGCCACGATCATCCTTGAGCAGCGACACCTTGCGCATGCTCGCCATTGACTGAAACGGCCTTGCCCGGATCACCTTGTTCGTGACGCTGGGTATCCACTCGAGCCGGCAGTTCGTCTTCTGCTCGCGCATCTCGCGGACCAGCGCAGGCCGGATCGCCTTCTCGATGACGCCCTTTTCTCCGAAGAAGCACAGCGGCTTCCATCGGCGTACGAGCACCAGCGCGTTGTTGATCCACTCAGCCGTGTCTTTCTGGCCGTACCACCAGTCCAGCTGGGCCAGCGTGTTTCCGGCGCCGTATCCCCAGACGCCGATCTCGGTGAAGTCGCCGCCGCCATCAGTCACCGCGAAGTCCGAGGTGATGTAGATGTGCCGATTCTTTACCTGCGACGGCATCATCGACTCATGCCGATGGAACCAATCGCGCTGGAATAGCGTACCTTCTTCCGGCGAGGGTTTGCCCTGATAGAGGCTCGACCACGTCCGCGTGTTCGTTTCGAACGGCTTCCAGTGCTCCTTCGGAAACCACTCGGGCCAGAGATATTCACCCACCGGGCGTCCAAGCGGATCATCTGCCCGATCAGCCTTGGCCGGGATGCAGATCACCCGCCACATCTGGCCATCACGGCAGAGAATGTCGCCGCTTTCACCGTTCCAGTCTTCGGGTAGGATGCCGCCTGCCAGGTCATCCTGGTGCCAGCGGGTTTGCACGATAATCACCCAGCCACCCGGCTTCAGACGGGTCAGCAAGTCATCCTGAAAGGCGTTGGCGGTCTTGCGTCGGATAGTCTCGCTCTCGGCGTCTTCCCGGCCCTTCACCGGATCGTCGACAATGATCCCGTTTGCGCGGTTGCCGGTCATGCCGGCGAGTATGCCGCCAGCCATGTACTCGGACGAGTTGGTCATAGACCATTCGTCAGCGGCCGAGGATTCCTTCGTGATCTCGACGTCGAAAAGCGCCTGATAGCCTGAGGACCGAACCAGCTGGCGAGCCCTGCGGCCCTGTTTGCGCGCCAGATCCGAGCCGTAGCAGCCCAGAATGACCTGCGTGCGATCATGCACGCCCATCAGCCAGGCCGGAAACACAACACTGCAATACGTCGACTTTGCCGAGCCCGGAGGCATGAACACCATCAGGCGCTTCAGCTTCCCGTCTGCGATATCCTGCAGCGCGGTCAGCAGTACGTCATGGTGGATCGCCAGACCTTCCAGCTTGATTGCGTGGAAGCGGTCCTCGTCCTCGGCTTCCGTGATCGGAGCGCCCGGGATCTCCACCATCCGGGCAAACCACTTGATGTCCTGCCGCGCCAGCTCGCGCCGTGCAGCTAGAACATCACCGACTGTCGGTTGGAATGTTGATGGTTGCGAGCGCTTCAAGCTGCTTTTTGCTGAGCTTTTTGGCGTCGATTTGGGTTGAGACGATTGGGCCGCCATCCTTGCCGACAACCTCGTTGACGATCTTTTCCCCGTATTTCTTGGGGTTCATGCGGGCCAATGCCCATTTGCGGGTATCGATGCGGAGGCGTGAGCGCTGGACGTTCTCGCCGTTCACCTTCCATGCGCCGTCTTCGCCCTGCGCCATGAAGTCGTTGGTCGCGTCGTCCGCGATTTCGAACATCTCGTCGAAGACTTCTTCAGCGCGCACATCACAGGCGCGTGCGTAATGGTCCGAAAAGCTTTTGTCTTTGGCCAGCCACAGGTGAACAGTCGAGCGAGCCGGCATCATTTCGTCCCGGCAGATGTTCCTCAGGCTCTCCCCTGCCATTACCCTTGCAAGGATGATTGAGGCCAGCTCTGCCGTGAAGTCGGTCGGTCGGCCTATTGGCTTATCGTGCTCCAGGCCGTCGCTCACGTCCCTACGTAGCTCCCGTAATCATCTGTCCCTGCGAAGTTAGGGGAGATGAATCTGAACTTCTCGATCCTGACCCGTCCGTCGCTTGCTGTGATGGTGACGTCGGTGTCGCACATGCTGTCGACGCCTGAGACGGTCAGGGTGATTTCCGGGGTTGAAAGCGAGACTGTTGCGGACCCGCCGTCATTGCTGGCGGTTGCGCTGGAGATGGTGACGCCGCTTCCGAGCCAGTGTTCCATGTTCAGCTTGGGCTTGATCGTCTCGCCTTCCATGATCTGGCAAGTGAGGCGGCCGGTGCGGTCATCGAAGGACATGCCACGGACTGTGCGGCGGTTGTTCTCCCGGATGAAGGCGATGAGGTCGGGCATTAGGTGGCAGGCACGCCGTCGACGGACCAGGAGCCGCCCGAGCCATTCTCAAGGCGGAAAAGGTAGTGCGCGCTCTTAGGCGGCGTCTTGCTCGGCGCTTTGAGCTCCACCCAACCAAATGTCGCCGTGAAAGCTACTGTGGCGGCCATGTCGCTGGGGGATGACATGGGCCAGTAGGTCGCCCCGTTGTCGTTGCTCAGCTTGGGGGTGAGCGTGGCTGTTCCGGTCAGGGTTCCACGAATGGCTACCGACTCTCCGGGCGCCAGAACGACCGCGCTTGAATTTCCCGAGTCGGCGATCGTCACAGCCATCTCTCGTTTTCCTTACCTGATGGAGTTTGGGGTTGGGCTACTGCCCTTCAGTCCAGCCGTTTGCGTGGGCGAGCTCGTGGCACAGCCGACGTGCGAAGCTTTCGTTCGTCACCTTGCAGGGGTTGGTGATCGTGATGATCTCGCGGTCTGCACAGGCATTCGCTGGGATGAGCGAGCCGCGCTGGAAGCAGCGGATGGTCACCATCTCAGGGGGTACGAACTCGACAAGCACGGGCCGGGAGTTCTGGAACTTTGCGGGCGGCGTCTCGACCGGGTCGAGGCTTTGCAGTGTTGCACAACCTACCGGGATCAGGATCAGGGCGGCGATGATGAGCTTGTTGCTCATGTCGTCATTGCCTGAAGCTGTGCATTGCTGGGGGCGAAGTTGAAGCGGGCGACCCTGCGCAGATACACAAAGGCGTAACCACCAAAGTTCAACGTTGACGGTGCGAAGCGCAAGTCGGCGGTAGTTGGCGGCGCAACCGAGGTGTCCGCAGTACCGACGTTGCCTTTGCTGGATGCCTTCACGTCGTTGAGGGCGAAGCTCCCGGCTGCTTTGGCTGGAGTGCCGGCTATGGGGGCTGTGCCATTTCCAGACACGATTGCCGTTGTTACGCTGGCTTCTCGAACCCACGCCCAAGAAGGGGATGTGATTGGAATGTATAATCCACTGCCGTTAATGATGTTGTCGAAACCCACCAAGTCGAGAGCAGATGCAAAGACCGGCAGTTCATATTCGCAGAATAAGCCGAATGGCGCACTCGTCGCGTCTGAATTTGTCAGCACATCAGCTGCGCGGGCGACGGATGCTGTAGTGGTGGGAATGTAGCTGGAGGGGAAGGCTGCGGCCTCGGTCTGCATGCCCCAGCAGTAGAGGCCGGACGCACCGTCGCCTGAATAGCTTTGCGTGTTGTCAGCAGTCCCCATCTTTGCCATGGAGCGTGCGGCTGTGATGCCGCCGCCAACGGTCCCGGAAACCCAGCAGAAGTACCACCCGTTAGCCAGAGCGCGGATGCCGGATGCCGCGAGCGCGCCCGCACCGGCTGCCGTGCTGGAGCCGACAACGCCTGAGGCGAGATTGAAGTACTTGCCGAACGCATTTGTTTCGGTCCCGTCACCGCCCCGAAGGTGCACCCACGAACGCTCACCGGCCTTGAAGAAGCCGGATATGCAGAACGTGGAGTCGGCAACAATCGTGTAGCCCGGCGACTGGCTGATCGGGAAGTGTGTGGCAGATGCTGTGCCATCCTCGACAATCTTGTCTGCCGTTAGCGTTCCGTCTGGCGCTGCGGTTGCGTTCGCAGTGATAGAGCATCGAACCTTGCTCCAATAGACGTTGTCGAGTTCTTGCGAATACAGAAGCAGGTTCGTCCGCGCGCCCTCAACCAACATGCCCTTGTCCGTGCGGCGAAGCTCTCCAGAGGCGAAGGGTACGAGGACGCCAGCAGCAGTTTCAGCGTAGCCTGTAGATGCGCGGGCGAAGCTCCACCCCGGCGTCGATGCCACCCCGCCAACATCAGCCTGAGCAAACAGCGCGCGGTTGTTGATGAAGTCCCAGTAGTGGTAGGGCGCGACGCCGCCGAGTTGGGACGTGGCTTGGCTGAGAAGGCCCCCACCCCCGCCAAACGCCGAGGAGGCGAGCGACCTTATCGGGCTCCTGATGAGAGAACGGATGGTCAATGATTAGCTCTTCCGCA